TGTAGATGGATCAATTAAAACAGATTTTGTGGGCAGGTTTGAAAATTTTCAAAATGATTTTGATTTTGTTTGTGATCAAGTCGATACTCCTAGAGTAAAACTTCCTCATGTAAACGCAACAAAACACGCTCATTATACTGAATATTATGATAATCAATCAATTAAGTTTATTGGGCGAACCTTCGAAGAAGATATAGATACATTTAAATATAGATTTGGAGAATAAATTATGATGTGCCACAAAAATAAGTTTATCTTTATACACATAAACAAAACTGGTGGTACTAGTATTACGAAGCTTCTTGTGAATGCTGAGAATCCTCCGCAGAAGCATAAGTGGGCTTGGTGGTACAAAAAGTATGAGCCCAAGGCATTTAATACTTATTTTAAATTCTCTATCATCCGTAATCCTTGGGATAAATTACTGTCTCAGTATTTCTTTAGAGTTAAAGATGATACTCAACATGGATATATAGAAAGTGCTAAAGACTTGAGCTTCTTGGATTTTTTATTAAATCCATTTCCTGCAAAGCATAAATTACAGTATAGTAAACTATTTGAAGGTGACGTGTGCTTAGTTGATTTCATTGGTAGGTTTGAAAATCTTCAGGGAGACTTTAACACTATTTGCGACAAAATTGGAGTCCCGCCACAAAAACTTCCTCACGTAAACAAAACAAAACATAAGCATTATACCGAATATTACAATGACGAAACGAGGGAAATCGTTGCGGAAAAGTATGCAAAGGACATTGAGTATTTCGGATACAAATTTGGAGAATAATGGTTACTTTTATTATATGTGTTAAACATTACGAAAACTGTCATTCATACAATGATACTTGGGATTTATTAGAAAATACTTTGGTTTCGGTTTGTGGTCAGCTTGATGATAGGTTTGAAGTAATAGTGGTTTCGAATAAAACATTAAACCCTTTTGCAGAAAATAAAAAAATTAAAAATATAAAGTTTATAGAAGTTGATTGGCTCCCTCCATCATTATCCAATGCTTGGCAAATAGGTAATCAAGTAGATCGAAGCACTGGACTACCTGAAGTAAGATTAGATAAAGGTACTAAGTATATTTTAGCCTTAAGTGAAGTTGATGATGATAATTACGTTATGTTTGTTGATGCGGATGACTTCATACATAGAGATTTAGTTAGAACTATTCACAATTCGGGCAAAGACTTCTTAAGGATTAATAAAGGTTTTAAAATGGGTGTAGACGATACGTTTAAACGTGTTGGTGATTTTAATAAAAAATGTGGCACTTGTAATATAACTAAAGCAAGCATACTTAAAAAACAAATTGATTTTAAAAATGTCGATCTTACTTCATCTCAAGATATTATAATTAGATCTACAAAAAAGTTTTATTTATTAAAGTTAATGGGATCTCATCAGTTCTCTTGGAGATATTTTACCCATAAAGGGTATGAAGGTGGAGATATTAATTTTAGAGCAGCTATATACAACTGCTCTCATAATGAGCAACGCTCAGGTAAAGCGAATTTAAAGTACTCTCAAAAAATGAGTAAGAGTATGAAATTGCATTTTAACATATGAAGTTTGTTATTGTTGGTTGTGGTTTGAGTGGGACAACTTCTGCTCGCTTGCTTAAAGATAAAGGCCATGAGGTTAAAATTTTTGAATCTCGGAATCACATTGGAGGTAACTGTTATGATGTTGACATTGGAGGTCTTTACTTCCATAAGTATGGCCCACATATTTTTCATACGGATGATGAAGAAGTTTTTGAGTTTCTATCTCGGTACACAGAATGGATTGATCTGGAGTATAAGCCAATTGGTAGAACTCAGATTGGCGATATACCTCTACCATACCACGACAAAGGTTGTGAGGCAGCTATAGGGAGGACACTCTCTCAAGGAGAGATTAAAAAATACATTTTTAAAGACTATAGTGAGAAACAATGGGGAGTGAATTTCGGGGAGATTCCTAAAACAATCACAAATAGAATCCCAAAGACGAAGAACTCAGGAAGCCCAACTTGGTTCGAAGGTCAAAAATATCAGTGTGTGCCAAAAGAAGGATACACAAAAATGTTTGAAAAAATGTTAGATGGGGTGGAAGTTGTTTTGAATGCGGGACAGGAAGAATGGAGGGAAGAGGATTGTGATAAAGTTATTTATACAGGCAGGATAGATCAGTATTTTAACTGTTGTTTCGGGGAATTACCTTATAGGTCTTTAAAGCTAGAGCATTACCCAACAATGGATAAGCAAGACGCACTTGTTTACAACGAATGCAATAAGAAGAATAAATGGACTAGACAGTATGATCATTCTTATTTTAGTCCCAATCACTCAGGAGAAACTATAATTACCAGAGAATACCCCAAAAAGATGGAGGAAGGAGATATTCCATTCTATCCTATTCCTTGGGGGGAAGGCCAAGAGATATATTTAAAGTACGAAGAATTGGCTCAGAAAGAGGTAAGTACTGTGTTTTTGGGCAGATTAGCTAAGTATAAATATCTGGATATGTGGATGGCGGTTAAGCATATTTTTTTGAAATTTAGACGTTAATTTGTTGAATTATTCTTCTGGATTTAGATAATCAGGTACGTATGAATGAAATTAAAATCACCTTACAAGAAAACGAAGCTAATGCGCTTCTCCAGATTATTGATGTCGCCGTAAAAGCTCAAGGACTTCAGATCGCTGAAGCGGGTTCCTTCCTTGCTAGCAAAATTCAAGAGGAAGCAAAATCACAACTGCCCCAAGCACAAGTAGAAGTACAAGCAGAAGCCCCAACTGAAGAAGAATAACAATGCGTTTTTCTGGTAAAGATCGGATTGTTAAAGCAGTCCAAAAAAAACTTGGCTTGCGCGAGGACGGGGTTGATGGTCCCGCTACATGGAAGATGATTTGGGAGAATCTAGTCCACGACAATAAAGGAGAACCAGAAAAACCTGAACCGCCAGTAGAAGAACTTAAAGATGATTATCCTGAAGTTTACAAAGCTTCCCCAAACCAGTCTGGGACAATTAAACCGAAGTATGTGATTTTACATCATAGCAGTGGGAGTCATGATGGGACTCGTTCATGGATTTTGAAGTCTGAATCAAAGGTTAGTTATCACTATCTTATTGCGGCTGATGGATCTCGCACACAATTTGTCTATGACAAAAAAAGAGCTTGGCATGCAGGAAGATCTTCTTGGAAGGGTGTGAGCGGTTTAAATGGTCACAGTATCGGTATCTCTTTCTATGGGGATACTAATAAACGCACTCCAAGTGCGGTTGAAATTGATTCTGCTGCCAAAAAATGTAAATACCTTATGGACAAATTTGACATTGGAATTGAAAACATTCTAACGCACAAAATGATTGCGCCGAATAGAAAGAATGACCCTTCAGACAAAACCTACGAAATGGTTATTAAACGGATAAAAGAGCTTTAAAAGTGAATGAAGAGATATTTCATATCAATGTAAATCGTCACGACATCTTCGATTACGTTCTTTCTAATTCTGTTTATGATCCAGTAGAGAAGTGTATTGATGCTACAATTTATGAAACATATGTAGACCACATTTTTAATATTAGAGATCAGGAATACGTTAATCAAGATAGAGATTACATTTATTTTTATAAAGAACTTTTCAAGTTAAAAGCAAAAGCTTGTGATATGCATACTTCAGAGATACTTAGGTTATGCGAAGAAATAGAGGAGATCGCTCCTAAGACCATTAAATTATGAAAAATAGTTGACACGGCTTGAAATATCTTTATACTGAGGGTAGATATGGAATACGAAGAACTAAGTAAATTGGTTGTTGAGTGGGGGAAAAGTAAAGGAATTCTAGATTCTTCTACTGCTCTTAGACAACTAGACAAGACGCAAGAAGAACTTGACGAAACAAGAGAAGCTTTAGAAAAGCTAAATAACTTTAATTACCAACGAGATTTAATGGAAGATCTCGGGATGCCCACTTCAAATAAGCAGGACATTCTCGCCGAAGTAAAAGATGGGATTGGAGACATGTTGGTTACTATTATTCTACTCTCTGAGATGGTCGAGTTCGATACTACGTATTGCTTGGAGGCAGCTTATGATGTAATCAAGCAACGCACTGGTAAAATGGTAGATGGGCAATTTGTAAAAGATCAATAATGAAAAAAACAAATAAAGATTACGAGGCTAAGAAGAAGGTTAGACGTAAGGGGATTCATGCTAAAAGCAAGACCTCTAGGCTTAAAAGCTCTAAAAATTACAAAAAGCCCTACAGGGGGCAAGGCCGATAATTCCCTGCTGCCTCGCTTAGTGTAATAATCTATACAAACAAAATATTGTTATGGATATTATTGAGATTATTACATCGTTCGTTGAAGATAAAGTTTGGTTTAACTGGGCTTGTGCTGTTATTGCCGCTGCTAGTGCATTCGCTGCTGCGACCCCAACTCCAAAAGAGGGGACTTGGCTTTCAAAAGCTTATAAAATCGTAGATTTTCTCAGCGTGAACTTCGGGAAAGCGAAAGACAAAGGAGACGGGAAAAAATAATTTATTTAATCTAGCCGTGAGGATAATTGTATTGTCAGCTATCTCTTCTCTTTTTTGCTACTCAGCCATTCACAATAAAGGCGAGGTAAAAGAAAAAGGAGAAGGTGAAAGAGCAACGATAGATATTAACCATTTTAAATAACTTAAAAGCCGTCCTTCGGGACGGTTTTTTTTTGATTAGCTATTGATTTTCCATGTATTCTAGTTAAAATCAGTTAATGAACTTAGAGCCTGTGTTTTCTAGGGTGCAAAAACATCCTAAAGGTTGGGGAGAAGAAATATGGATTACCAATAATGACTTGTATTGTGGTAAAATTTTGAAATTTAATAAAGGTGCAGAGTTTTCTATGCACTATCATATTAAAAAAGAGGAGACTTGGGCAATAATAGAAGGTACGTTGATGTTGAGATATTATGATTTGGGGAATGCTATTGAAAAAGAGGTTGAATTAGGGGAAGGAGATACGGTTCACTTAAGGCCATGTATTCCTCACAAGCTTATAGCTCTAGAGGATTCTAAAGTTTTTGAAGTTAGCACTCAACACTTTGAGTATGATTCTTATAGAATCCAAAAAGGAGATTCACAAAAATGAAAATATTAATTATCGGAGAGTCGTGCTTAGATATTTTTACTTATGGGTCTGCTGATAGATTATGCCCAGAAGCTCCAGTCCCTGTTTTTAAACAAAAAGATTCAGTTACTTTCATGGGTATGGCCTCAAACGTCCATAGAAATGTCCTTGCTTGCCTTAATAATTTAGGCAAAAAAGCAGAAGTAGATATTAAAAGTAATCAAAGCACTGGAGCGAAGGTTAGATATATTGACTCTAATTCTAATCAAATGTTTTTGCGCGTTGATTCAGATGAGTATAAAGAGATTAATAAATTAAAGTTGAGAGAAGCAAGTGTGTGGTCTTATGACGTTGTGATCGTTTCTGATTACAATAAAGGATACCTGACAGACAGAGATTTAAAATATATTGGAGATAATGCTCAGTTGTCTTTTTTAGACACAAAAAAGAAGTATAACCCTGAATGGGCTAATTCGTTTGATCTTATCAAAATTAATGAAAAGGAATATAAGGAGAATGGATTTGAAGGGATGGGGATGGAAAACCTCATTGTTACTTTGGGGAGTAAGGGGTGTAGGTTCAGGGGAAAGAAATACCCTTTAAAATCTGTGGCTCAAGTACGGGATGTCAGTGGTGCTGGAGATACTTTTCTTGCTGCTTCCGCGACTAATTATTTATTTAATCAAGACATGGATTCAGCTATTGACTACGCTCAGACTTGCTGTAGCATTGTCGTCAGTAAAGCTGGAACAGCAACGATATGAATCACCCTAAAATAGTTGATACAAGCACAATCATGCACTATTTCTCGGTAGAAGGTAAAAAGATGGCTTTTACTAATGGTTGTTTTGATATGTTTCATGCTGGTCACGCACACCTTCTCCGATCAATAAAAGAAGATTTACCTGACAATTATAAATTAGTTGTCGGGGTGAATGGAGACAAAAGTGTTGAGAAAAATAAGGGTCCAGAAAGACCTATCATCAGTCAAGAGCAGAGAGCTTTCCTTGTGGCTTGCAATGAGTGTGTTGACTATGTTTTTGTGTTTAACGAAGCAACAGTATCTGGTTACCTAAGACACTTTAAGCCCTCTCGTTGGTATAAAGGTGGAGATTATAGCATCGCGACGTTACATCCGTCTGAGAAGGCATCCTGTGGGCAAACAGAGGTATCTTTTATTCCATTCTCTGAGGATATAAGCGCCACAAAAATTATAACAAAAATTAAAGAACTATGAGAACTTTCATCGTAGATATTGATGGGACTATTTGCACAGATAGTCGGGGTAAATATGAACTGGCTCGCCCTATGAAAACACGGATTGATTACTTTAATAGCTTGTTTGATAGTGGTAACACAATTATCTACTGGACTGCTAGAGGGGCTAACTCAGGAAAAGATTGGTCAGAGTTTACAAAGAAGCAGCTTGAAGAGTGGGGAGTCAGATATACTGATTTAAGAACAGATAAACCAGCATATGACTTTTGGATTGATGATAAGGCTTATAATGGGAATAGGTTCTTTGATGAACTTTATTTTTAATTTTTTTCTTGCCAAAATTTAGTCTTGTTTACTCTGCCATTGATGTTCGACGAACCTGCTCTCTGGCCTACAATCCATTCTTTTGGGCAGTAAACCTTCCAGTCCTCACGGCGATGAGCTAATTCTAACTGGTGGTCAATGTGCTTGGTTGTTTTACGATAGTCTGAGGCATATGATATATGTCGGTATAATTCCTCAAAAGTAGGCTTGTTGACGGCGTAAGCATGGGTTCGGTTGACGGATTTGCCAATTACTACATTAGGCAAGCTTGTTTCTACTTTAGTTCTACGGTGCTGCCCCCCCAAATAAATCTGACCCCAATCGTCAGGCACAACTTCCATAAACTCATTAAGTTTCTGCAATGCCTTGTCTTTAAAGATTATATCGTCTTCCATAATCAATACATTATCCAAGGTTAATTGACCCCGATCATCTCTAGTGTGGAGAACATCTTCTAGGATTCTCTGGTGAGAACGTAAACAGCCCCATGCTCCTTTACCAGAGCGCCAGTCAGCGGGGCAGGTTGTCCAGTCACCAATAATAGCTGGGTAATAGTGAACCTTATCGTTATCTGCCATTTTTGTTTCTTCAAGATGCTTCTTCGTATCTTCAAGACGATCTGGTCTATGGGCGCAGTTGATTACATATACGCGATCAAATAAATCAGTTAAGTTTTTCATAATTAAATTTTTAATAGCCAGAACCAGAACCAGAGCCAGAGCCAGAGCCAGAATCTACGACTGTTACCGTTCTTGTCGCAGTTCCCGTATTACCTGAGCTATCCGTAGCCGAGTAGGTAATCGTGTAAGTTCCACTAGTAGAAGTATCTACTGTGCCTGAAACGCTAACTGTTTCGCCTGTATCAGCGGTTGCTCCTGCGTCCGTCCAAGTAGAACCCTGCCACACTGTATCCGTGCCACTTGTAACCGTAATCACTGGCGCGGTTGTATCCTGTACGGTAACCGTTCTTGTTGCTGTTCCAACATTTCCAGATGCGTCTGTCGCAGAATATGTAATTGTATAAGTTCCGTTGGTGCTCGTATCGACATTCCCCACTGAGATCACAGTTTCGCCAGTATCGGCAGTTGCTCCTGCGTCCGTCCAAGTACCGCCATTCTCAACCGTGTCAGTACCAGAGTTAATCGTAATCACTGGCGCGGTTGTATCAGCAGACCCCGAGTCTGAGCCTGAGTCTGAGTCTGAGCCTGAGTCTGAGCCTGAGTCTGAGTCTCCTTCCGATACTGATGAGCTACTCTTAGCAGAGCCAGAACTAGAGCCAGAACTAGAGCCAGAACTAGAGCCAGAGCTAGAGCTAGAACTAGAGCTAGAGCTAGAACTAGAGTCGCTACTATCTTCACCTTCACCTTCACCTTCACCTTCTCCATCATCACCCGGCCCGAGTCCATCATCACCCGGTCCTTCAGCTATTTCTGGGTCTAAATCAGGCAAATCAGATTCGTCTCCTCCTGTTTCTTCACCCAAGCGCTCATTCATAGGGGATGTGTCTAGAGGTCCGGGTGGTATCAGAGGTTCATCTCCAATGTCTGCTATAGGACCATCACTTTGTGGTCCGTCACCTTGTGGTCCGTCACCTTGTGGTCCGTCACCTATTGAGGCTAATGGTGCAGGGGCGAAGGGAGTGTTAGGATCAGGAGAAGGGATCACAGGTTCATCTCCAGCTCCGATTAATGGCGCAGGTGCGAAGGGAGTATTGGGGTCAGGAGAAGGGATCAGAGGTTCATCTCCAGCTCCGGCTAATGGTGCAGGGGCGAAGGGAGTGTTAGGATCAGGGCGAAATGTCCCACCAACTCCACCTAAAGGTGAGGTAATCTGATTACTAGTATCAGGGGTATGTGTTGTACCAATTCCACCTAAAGGTGCGGTGACACTATCGTCAAGATTGGGGCGAAATGTCTGACCAACTCCACCTAAAGGTGCGGTGGGGAAACGAAGTGGGAAATTATTCGACATTACTCTTTCGGATAAGCCGAATTAATAAACTCCTCGTTAGCGATGAATTGCTCGCGGCTCCGTTCAGGCATATCGTAACGCTTAAATCCTTTTCGTATTCCTGTTAATTTCAAAGTAACCTTTGTCGGCCTCAAGAAAGATAAAGGCCAAGCTGATAGAATTACATTATTTTTTTCTACCACCGCTCCAACTGATCCAGCCTTATCGCCAGTTACGCCTGTGATAACCATAGAGTCTGGTTCGCATACTTTAAGAAATCGGTCATCAATTGCGACTACTGTTTTAGAACCAACTAATGAAACATTCCGCATTACAAATTCGAAAAGAACCTCGTTAGATTCCATTGTGAACAACGCTCCGTATCCTTTCTCATGCCAGTCCATTGGCACAATAGCTGTTGATTTATCGGAGCCAGAATCAGAGCCGTTAGAGTCGTCACAACATGATCCTTCTGGCACATAAAATACAATACTATCTCCTTCTGTCGTTATTTCAAGAATATTATCCTCTTCATCTTTCTCCCTTAGCTCCCTAATTTCAATCATGTCATTAGCGCCAGCCGAAGGGTCTTTTTTTAATGGTGCATGACCCCCTTCGCTGCTTCCTTTTTGGTAGAACCCCCTAAGCCAAATATGAATATTTTCTCTAATATATTGCTCGTTAATCGATGGACCTGACAGTTCCATCAAATCAAGCATAATTTGTTGTTCCTCGTCGTCCGATCCTGAAGTAAAACCCTCTACATCACTTCTATTTTGAAGGTTGGTAAAATCTGCTAGACCCCCGTCGTTGCTTCCTTCCAATATCTTCGCTTCGGAGATCGCTCCAGTGAACTTATCTATTTTTAATTGTATTTTAAACTCTTTATCCTCGGTTTGTCCTATTGTAAACTCTTCATCTGGCTCGACTTTTAGCCTTTTCCCTCCATTTGCGTAGTCATAAACATAACCTTCGTTAAATTTTATTTTAAAATTATCGCCGTCTGGTTCAAATTCTGGCATGAAGGGCATATGATGCACCAACCAAAAAGCGTGGTTATGATTGATTCCTATTGAATGTAAAGTTTCAGACATTATACGCTGAGTATGTTAATAATTTTACCATCTTCCCCGAGAAAATATAGTTCGTTAAAACTATTAAAAGAGGGGTAATTTACTGTTTTGATTTCCTTCTTTAAATCTTCTGGGTCATTACAAAAAAAATATTTACGACCTCCAGACTTTATTGTCCCATCAGGCCATAAATATTCTTTCTCTACGAAGTAACAATCTTTTAGTTGAGTATTATGCCAAGTTTCTATGTAAGCGAATTGATTTTCGAAATCATGTCTTTTGGTTTCGATACATAATTTTTTTTTGACGATAGTTTTCACTAAAAGATTTTATGCAAAATTGATTAAAAAATCAATCACTCTTTTCCTCCTTAGATCCTTCTTTCTCAGATCCTTCTTTGTTCTTCCCCTCTTTTTTCATCTTCTCGATGATCTTTTTCTGAAGCGCAGGGGGAAGCTTCTTTTGCTTTTCAGTAAGTTCTCCCTTGCTATCGTCCATCATCATGGCTCGCATTTTACCATATTGTGCTGCACAAGCGCTGTAAGTTTCTTTTTCCCCCATCCCAGCAGTATCTGTAAATGTCTTATCTTCCATAGCACACATGCTCATATACGATTTATAAACAGAAGCCTCTGCCTCCGAATACTTCTTGGCGATAGTAACTTCCATTTCTCCAGCATTATTAACGCTAGCCTGACTTTCTAAGGGGTTTTCGAAATTGTCCATAGTATAATTTGATTATACTATTATAATACACTAGAAACATTAAATAAATGGAAAAAGTAGCCTTCTTGAATTTAACAATAAACTCTTTTAATCAGAATAAATTTTGGAAAACTTTCTTTAACGAGGGTGATATTAACTCATTTAATCTGTATATCCACCCCAAAGAGAGGAAATCTAGCGTATTTTCCGATTATTATATCGATAACATAGTACCGACAAGTTGGGGTCACTTTTCATTAGTTGAAGCCACGATAGAGTTAATGAAAGCAGGTTTAAAGGATGAGGAGAACGAATACTTCACCTTAATTAGCGATTCTCATTTTCCGCTGTATGATTTAGATACAACGGTGGACTTGATCAAAAAAAAGTATAAAAAAACGACTTTTGCCAAACATTTTAGCTTCCATACAAAAGTTAAGAGTCAAAAGATTTTTAGGGAGGGGGTCAAAGGCTACAATTTTGGGGAGTACAATGCTGTTTGTCAGTTTTTTGTTTGCCGCAGGAAAGATGTGGAAACATTTGTTAAGACTTTCGAACACTGGTCTCAATTCTTTGTGAAAGAGAAGGTTATTTTTGCTGATGAGTTTTATTTTTGGGGAATAGCCAATCAGTTAGGAATGGATTTTGAAATGGGCCAAGCAACAACTTACTCTGATTGGAGTATAAGGAAAGATTCTGTGGGCAATATAGATAGGAACCCGAGGGCTTTTAAGAAAATCAGTAAAGGAATGGTTGACACTTATCGCAAAAATGGGTATCTCTTTGTCAGGAAGATCATGCCTTCCACTTTTGTGATGGTAGATCCTTCTAATTATTAATTGAAAAAAATGCAAAATACAGTAGAATTATTAGGACACTATGGTAGTGATGAAGTTATTGCTTGTAGTGCTTGGACATCAACTTCAAGAGACCTAGATGAAAAGAAAAGACAGAGAATTCCGAAGCTCATCGACATGCTTTGGAGCCACGGACACGAGACCCCTTTTGAAAAAGGCAGCGTCCATTTCCTTGTTGATTGTGATATTGCCAGTCATATTCATCTACTTAAGCATAGATTATCTTCTCTCAATGCAGAGTCGGCACGATACAAAGAACTAAAAGAGGATAAAACTTTTATCCCTGATGATTGGCCAGAGTTCTGGCAGCAACAATTAAAGCAATATACTGCGGATGGTAATAGACTTTACCACAAATGCCTTGCTGATCTTGAGCCAGAGCTAGGACGCAAACGAGCAAAAGAATCCGCACGTTTCTTTAAAACTTACAATAGTCGTATCCAAGCCGATGTGCAATTCAACATGCGTAGCTTTGCAAACTTTATTAAATTACGCAAAAGTGAACACGCTCAAAAAGAAATTAGAGAAATAGCAGAAAAAATGCTTGACTTGGTTAAGGGCATAGATGATAATCCTTTTCAGCATACCTTAAACAGTTGGGGTTATTAAATTATGAAAAAAGTAGTAATATTGTCAGTCGTTCTCGTTCTAACTTCATTTTTAATTAAACGTGGAGCGGAGGCTTATGTTAATAGAGGAGCAGATTATCCAGATGGCCCAACAGTAAATGGGGAGGGATTATTCGTTGATTACGCTACTAACACCTTTTATACTTCTGCAAATATGGACGAAGACTCCTTGTTTACAGGAATATCCCTTAGATACCACCCAAATGGCGAACTACTTGTTAAGGGTGGAATTAAAAACGGGAAACTTCATGGTCCATTTGACGCATGGTATGCGAACGGACAAAAACAAATATCTCTTATCTGGAGAAACGGAGAGAAGTTCCGTAGATTTAGAGCTTTTTTATCAAATGGGGATAGGATCGAGGGAGGTAATGAGATAGGTCAAAAGGTCTTCTCTGGTGAAATAATTCTTGAGTAACCATTTAATATAATAAGAATAAGATTATGGAAATAAAAAAAATTGAACTTCGCTCACTTCAGCAAGTTCGCACTTATGAGTTGGAGGACGCAGATATTATTGATAACTTTGGTTCTATAGAAAGATTCCAGAAGATACTTGATGATGTTGAACAACCTACAGAAGAAGAAGATGAAATATTATCTAACATTCTGAGGGACTGCCCAGTAGACGTAGATAATATTATGGGTGGAATTGAAGAATCGTTTTTTGAATACTAAAGATTAAAATATTATGGCAAAGACACAGTTCCAGAATAAAGGATTTGAAGTAGTAAAGGGTTTCATCCATGCTCCCTTTGCGAGTTACTTTAGAAATTATTTTTCTCTTATAGCTCAGAATGAACCTAATTTAACAGGAGATCGTCAAGCTCCTAATTCTCGTGCTCTTTATGGAGACCCTGCATTTGATACCTTGATGGCTTGTTCGACACATAGTGTAGAACAAATAGTTGGTAAGAATTTAATTCCACAATATACCTATGCAAGAATATATAATAATGGTTCTGTCTTACAAAGACATCTTGACAGAGCCGAGTGTGAATACTCAGTTACCCTGTGCTTGGGAGGAAGGTATGATAAGCAATGGCCCATATGGTTAAAAGATTATGATGGTAACGAGCATGAGGTTCCACTTGACGAAGGGGACTGCGTAGTCTACTCAGGAACTAAGTTAGAACACTGGAGGGAGGAGTTCGAAGGGGATAAACAATATCAGGTATTTATGCATTATGTTGACTCAGAGGGCGAATATAAAGACAGAATTTATGATGGCAGACCTAATCTTGGATTACAACCAAAACGCAAATAAGATATGAGTGAAGAGGTAAGACAGTGCTGGCGCGTGTGGCCCGGCGAAATAAATGATAAGACTATTGATCGCATTTTAGATGAGGTTAAAGTCCCTACTTGTGTCGGAAAGGTGGGAGGAGGAGGATATAAACCAGAAGTAAGAAGGAGTAAGGTCTCATTCCTTAAAGTTCCGTGGATTTTAGATACTCTTTATAACTATGCACAGCATGCAAACACAGTGGCGTTTAATGTGAACCTTTATAAATTAGCAGATGTACAGTATACAGAATATCATGCGGAACAAGAAGGCCATTATGGGTGGCATAGTGATTGTTCTTGGCGAAGAAATGATGGATTAGATAGGAAATTATCTATAGTCATCCAACTTTCAGATCCATCTGAATATGAAGGTGGGTCGTTTGAATTCAGTGAAGTAACAGCACCAAAGGAAGATCTCTTGAAACCTAAAGGTTCGGTATTGGTATTTCCTAGCTATCAATATCACAGAGTGACCCCAGTTACCAAAGGCGTTAGGAAGTCTTTAGTTGCTTGGTTCGATGGGCCGAAATGGGTTTAGAGGAGCTAAATAATAATAAATTTAGCTCTTGACATTCTGAATACAAATAGTGTAATAACAATTCATGAAGATAACAGGCAAGCAGGAAGTCGAAATTGAGATCTCTGAGGGGCAAAGGCACTTAATCGCTCTTGATTACATTTCAGAGGTATTCGATTGGGATTCAGATTATTTTATTGAGGACGGATGGGTAATCAAGCGTGATATAGCTCACACCTCACACGCATTTGAGATTAAGAATAAAGTGAGGGAGGCTACCAAGCAGGATCAGTGCTTGTATGACATCTTTAAAACTTTGAAAAGGCAGGCTTTCTAGTCATTCCCTTGACCTTTAGCTCTTTCGATTTGATCGCTGGTAGGCGCACCTTTGTCGCCTTTCTTCTTCATCTTTTCGCCAGAGCCTCTCTTGATTCGCTCTTTCTTTTTCCTGATGTTTTCCCAGAGACTACTGTCAGACTTTTCTTTTAGGATCTCATCATGACGTTTCATAAATGCTTCATGATTAGGTCCAGCCATATATAAAGTTTTACCGTCTTTTGTTTTATGAGGGTGGATTCCTTTTAGCCCCATTTTTTTTGCATCTTCTAAAGCCTCTTCTTTTGTTTCGAAGTAGTGGTTTTTAACATTAGGAGAAGCCTTAGAGAAGAATAAAGTATAATCATCTTCATTACTGACAACTACAGAAGCCTTGCTTTCAGCCTCTTCAAACTGAGAATAGCAAACAGCAGCTCTTTGCTTACTGTCTTTGAATTCTTCTTTATCTGAAAGGTCTACCATGCAACGACTAATAAAATCAGATTTCTTTTCTCCGCTTTTGGGGTTTGGTAAAGGCATAATATATATTACACAAAAAGTCCCAAGTTTAAACAGGATTCGGCCAAATAAGGGGATGGCAAGTTTTCTTACGAAAAATAATATTCGACAGCATCATTCGAAATCGGAAATGAATAAGAAAAATCTAATGCAGCATTACCGTCCAAATCATGGGAGTGGCTTACAGATTGCAAAAAACAATCGTGAACTACCAAATTTAAATTAGGGTTTGCAGAAGCTGACCCCAAAGAAGTTTCTGGGATTACAAATGTAAAGTTTCCTTTCTCTGTAACTAAGTTAGATAGGTTCATTGTATCATCCACATTATTTTTAACTAAAGAAACAGTTAAAGAACCTTGCGCTGGTAAAATTGGATATCTTCTCACTGCACCTCTTTGCCCTACTCTTATAACAGGCTCCCTACTTATACCTACAGAAAGAGAGATGGATTGAATAGGGAAGTCTGTAGAATTAATTCCTTCATCAAGAGTCGTGGTTAATGTAAGATCTTGTGGTCTAAAAATATTTATCTTAGAAGAATCTATATCTGAATTTTCATATGACTCTGACGATTCTACAGACAAGGAATCACACTGGTATCCATAAGAACCACGAGACAAGTCTCCCACGCTAAAATCTAGAGAGAAGTTTGTGAGGTTTGCTTTGCTGAAAGTCGTTTCAGCAGTAGCATCCTTTAACTTTAATGTAGACTCACTTGAACTTAGGAACTTTAAGTAGTTGCCAGTTTTGCCTAAAACATGATCATTGACAATAAAGTCAATAGATGTATTAATGGGTTGATCTGCGGTTAAAATATGATCTTCTTGTTTGTAAGATCCAAGTTTTCTTAGTTCTTGGACATTCTTTGGATTCTCATATCTGAAAGATTGAACTCCTCTAATCAAAGTGTTATCGATGTACACTTGACTTTCATGAGAGTGAACTCTTGTTGCAGAAGGCATATCTTATGTTACACAAAAAACCCACTCTCGAAAGAGTGGGCTTTGGTGAGGTTGAATTTTTAATCGTTTTTACTCAATTTCTGGGTAGTTTTCCTTCCTTTGCTCCATAAGCATTGCTTTTGCTAAAATTGCATAATTAACAATATCATCGCAAGCATCTTCGACACTCTCATTTGAGACCTTCAACTCCTTGTCATTTGTGAAAGACCTAATCCTTTGAATCTTATCAATGACTCTAAGTAGTAAACCTTGCACTGGATCAATCCCAAGGACAGATGCAGCGTTGAAATTAGCGAAAGGGTCTTGCGAAGTTTTCCCTCCAGTATAATCGTTATTTTTTTGTCTCATGATCTTCCTGCAAGTTTCGCAGGTTTCTTCATGCAGTTCCATTAGTTCTTCAGTTGTCATAAGATTTTTTTTCTTCCATTTTCTTTATGTGGTTCTCCCAGATATCTACAGTTTCGTATTTTTTTATTTGAGCTTTTGCTCTCTCGACTCTTTGTAAAGCTAAGTTAGATCTTGCTGCCCAATATATTTGGAATGGGAATTTGAACCAACAAACCAAACCGACTACAATGCCAAGAGGGACTCCAAGCGTAATTGACCCAATTATCACAAAAAAGTTTTCAAATTTTTCTCTCATAAATTAAAGTATTTTTTTATTTTGCGGCATACCACTTTGGTGTTTCGCTGTATTGCCATTTTGCCATATAGGATTTATCGTGATTATAATACTCGCGATACTTTTCCACAACAGAAAGAGTTCCGAAGTTTGGTAGTTGTCTGCATCTCTGGTCTTGAGCAATTGCTACAGCAAATTCTGTTTGCTCTTGCTTGTCGAATTGTAAGCGGTGTTTGTTTTCCAGAATCCAAATCAAAGTATCTGTGCTTTTATGGCGCTTGCCATACCTTTTAGTATATTCGTTAAGTAAGGCTGCTGTATGTTGAACAAGCCACTCAAAGTTACCACGAGACTCTCTAGTCCAGATTGCAGAGGGATGATTGTAATGAGTCTTCTTGTATGGTGCTTCAAGATCCTGCATCCAAAATGTCGTGCAGAGAAGTTGACTAC